ATCAAAGAAAACATCGTTTGAGTTCTGTTGTAATTCCAACCGAAGATTCAGACCAACTTGGAGCTGATCAATTATCACAATTGCTTCTTTTCGCTTTAAATGCAGGCGACGGATATAAATTTATTTCGGAAGCTTTCGGGGGGGCTCTAAAAACTGGATTCAATCTATTGAGTATATGGATGGACTACAGAGATGACCCAGTAAACGGTGATATCAAATTTGGACGAGAGCCATACTCTGGCTTTATAACTGATCCCTATTTTACACAACTGGATTTTTCAGATTGTGGATATATTATCAAACGAAAATATCTATCTAGACAGCAAGCCTCCTCTCTTTTACCGGGACAAGAAAAAGACATTGATGAGCTAACCAAGCAGGGCTTAGCCCGTGATGATAAATTTACATGGCTACCGTACCAGCGACAGCCGAATGGCGAAGATTTCGTTTCTTACAATGAATTTTATAAGCAGGGCTGGGAAAAAGTTCCAACTATTGTGGATGAAGAGACCGGAGAGTTTACAGAGTGGGACGGTGACTCCGAAGGCTTAAAGAATTTCGTGCAACAATACCCCCAGTTAAAGGTCATACAGCGGCCTAAAAGATACGTCGACTGCCATATTATAGTTAACGACCAGCTTATGCGCACAGAGCGTAACCAGTTCGGCTTAAATGAATACCCGTTCGTTCCATTAGTAGGGATTTTCGAACCAGAATCAGATTCTTGGGCTCTTAAACTACAATCACTGGTTCGTTGCCAATTAGATCCACAAAAAGAGGCTAATAAGCGCAGATCTCAGATGATTGACATCTTGGATTCTAGCATAAATTCAGGCTGGATGGCTAAAAAACATTCTGTTGTAAATCCGAGATCTTTATTTCAAACGTCTCAAGGCAAAGTCATCTGGAAAGAAGAGAGTGCACAGCCGGGCGACATCGAAAAAATTCCACCAGCACAAATACCACAAGGAATGTTCGAACTTCAAAAGCAATTTGATCAAGACATAATGACAATTGTTGGTGTAAATGACGCTGCGTTTGGAATGACTGAGAATGCTCAAGAGTCCGGAATCATGATGATGTTACGACAGGGCGCCTCAATAGTTAACCTGCAAGATATTTTCGACAATTTACGATATGCCCAGAAGTTAATTTCTAAAAAAGCTCTCAAGATGATCCAAACTTGGAAGCCAGAAAAAGTTGAACGAATAATCAATCAAAAGCCAACAGAGCAGTTTTATAACAAGGATTTTGTCAAATACGATGTAACCGTCCAAGAGGGTGTTCTAACAGATAGCCAACGTCAGATCTACTTTAGACAGTTAGTGGACTTACAACAGCTAGGAGTGCCGGTAACAGGCAAGATGTTAGCTAATGCAGCTCCTCTACAGGGCAAATCAGAGTACAACAAACAAATCGAAGAGACAGAGAAACAACAAGCCGAACAGCAGCAAAAAGAACAACAAGTTCAGCAACGAATACTTGAATCTCAGCTAGAACTAAACAAAGCGTCTGCAATTGAGAAAATTGCCGGTTCTAAAGAAAGATTCACTCGTTCGGTTGCCAACATGGGATTGGAAGATTCTCGAGCAGCAGATGCAATCGATTCAAGAGCTTCCGCAGCGTTAGATAAAGCTAGAGCAATGAAAGAATTACAGTCAATGGATGATGACCGACTAACAAAATACATGAATATTATTTCACAAATGGAAGAAATGGGTCGAATGAAAGAAGAGCAGGTGAAAGAAGATGACGTAGCAATTTCAGCACAAGGCGAGCAAATCGCTGCTCAACAAATGCAACAACAACAACAACAAGAACCTTCGGAGGTTTAAAATGGACAAGGTGAAGAGTAATAGTTCATCTGCAAAAGGAATGAAGCTTAAAGATAACACACAGGCAAGTCCTGTTAAGTCTATAAGTACAAATTCTGAGCAATATGATGTAGGAAAAATAAAAAAATACTCTGCCGGAAGTAAGGGATACCCTTCTCAGGCATTACCAGGAAGTATTTAAGGAGAACAATTTATGAGTCAGGAGACTGGAGAAACCCGCAACGCGATTATAGAAGATGATAACAAAGAGATACGAGCAATCGTAGAGGCTAATAAGGGCAGAACTAACCCTTATTGGATCGTAGTCTTTGCAAAACCATCCAAGACTTGCGTCGATGGGAAACCCACCTTGATAAAATACATTAAAGCGTATTCAAAAAAACCCCTTCCAAAAGTTGGGATGATAGTTGGCGAAGTTGACAACAGCAGGGGAACAATCCACTGGGATGTCAATATGCCACAGAGACCTTTTGATTACGATGCATTAAAAGCATTTGGAGCAGATTCATGTGATGAGGTAGTCGTAGAAACTACTTCAATACCAGGTGCATATATAACAAAATAAGTGCCGCCGACATTGACTATTAAACCTGACGAACCACCAGGAGTCAAAACGGGCGAGTTAAAGGAGCTACACGCGATATGAATGAAGAAATTAACGTTTCGGGCGATCAAAATTTGGAAGCCGCCGTTCCACCATCAGATGATTCTAATCAAGTTCAACAAGAGCAAGCAGACAACGGAGACGGTCAGCAAGAACAGAACGTCCCCTTATCTGCACTGCAATCTGAGCGAGCGAAACGACAAACGATGGAAGATGAGTTGCGAATGATAAAGGATCATTTGGCCTTAAATCAAGTTCAACAATCACCAGTCAAACCGAAAGATGATTTTGACGGACTAGATGATGGAGATGTCATGACGGTAGGGGAGTTTAAAAAGCTTTCTGGAAGCATGGCAAATCAATTCAACATGACGATTGAAGAGCTAAAAATGGCACAAAAGAATCCTGACTATCAACAGGTCATCACAAAATATTTACCCGATATATTGAAACAAAACCCAGGTCTGCAAAACACCTTGAAGAAGTCTCAAGACTATGAACTTGCTTACTATTTGGCTAAAAATTCCGAATCTTATCGGAGCGAAAATAAGAAAAGTAAAAAAAATGCTGACGCACAACGCATAGTTGCAAACTCGCAAAAAGCGGGTAGTTTATCAAGCATGGGTTCTACTTCTCCTATTTCTCAAGCCAAACGTTACAAGGACATGTCTGACGAGGAATTCAAGCAGACAGTTAGCAGACATTTAGGATAAAAAAACTAGGAGTTTTTTATGACTATGACAACAACAGCAGTGTTGCCACCAGCGGTTCGGGAATATTACGACAGGCTTTTATTGATGACAGCGTATCCAACGCTTATCCATACGAAATTTGCCCAGCGTAGAATTTTGCCCGAAAAAAATGGTGACACCATTGTATTTAGAAGATACTCGAAATTAGACACAGTGCCTATTCCATTAATCGATGGTAGAACTCCTCCAGGAGCTCCTCTATCAGCATCTGATATCAAAGCTAGAGTATCGTTTTACGGAAATTTCGTAACAATAACAAACCAAGTTCAGCTTACCGTGGAGGACAGGGTCCTCAATGAGTCTGCAAGGCTTTTATCACAAAATCTAGCTCAAACAATGGACGAAGTAACTCGTGATGTTTTAGCAAGTACAACATCAGTGCTCCAATGTAGCAATGGTATCAACGGATCAACTCCAACAGAATTAACGAAAACGGATATCGATTCTGCGGTTAAAACTTTGCTTGGAAACGATGCAGAAATGATTTCAGAGGTTGTAAAAGGAACTAGTGCGTATGCAACAGCTCCTGTTAGACCAGCGTTCTGGGGTTACTTAGATACTGATCTTTTAGATGATTTAGAAGCTGTAGCCGGCTTCCAAAATACAAGTAATTATTCTTCCATGCAGACAGTTTTAGACTCAGAATGGGGCTCTACTGGCAATGTCAGATGGCTTTACACGAGTGCAGGCTCTGTAAGTTCTGCTGCAACACCGGTGTATAACAACATCATTGTTGGTAAAGAAGCGTATGCAGTTGTGCATCTAAAATCTGAAACAGGAGACTTCTATGTAGAACCTCTTGGATCCGGTGGTAGTGCAGATCCATTGCATCAAAGAGGGTCAGTTGGTTGGCAACACCCATTTGTAGCAAGAATACTAAATGATGCATTTATGCTTAATTTAATGTCAACCCACAGTTAATAGGAGAATTATATGACACAGATGAAAGTTTGGACATGGACTAATCCTGCGACTGCGGTTGCTAGGAATGAGTCTGTTGGTTTTGCAGTAGGTCAAATCACTGTAACTGACGTAACGAATGGCGCGCAATGGTATTGGGACAGCTCAATGTCAGACGCTTATTTCGTATTAGTAGGAGACGGAAGTGTTACAACAAGTAACGGCTTTACTCCCCTATCACAATCAACAGCAGTTGGTGCAGTCATTTCTGGCTTCACAAATGCATCTCCGGGGGTTTTGACGGTTAATGAAACGTCTAAATTCGGATTTGCGGCTGGTGATACAATTAAGGTTGTAGCCGTAGCAGACGACCTAACAGGAGATGCAAGTTTAAACAGTACTTATACTGTAGCTTCTGTAACTGCGACTACTATTACTACTGCAACTGATACATCTGTAACTGGATATAGCGTCTATGTTTCGGGTGGATATGTTACTAGAGTTAGCGACATCAATGGTGTTGCTATACCGACAGAGAACTTAGCAGTTCAAGGGATTACTCTTGGAACTGGAGTTGTAGGGGCTAACGATGCTGTTATGACTGCCGTTGCTCTTGGAGCTAACGTAGTTCTTTAAAAATGAACCACAAAGGGTTGGGGGACTTAGTTTTCCCCTCCCTTTTATTTACGCGAGGTAGAGATGAGTGAAGTAAAAAATCAAGACGCATTAATGAAAAACCTTCAGAAGTTGCCCATTATTGGTAAGCAACCGAAAAGTGAAAAGGAAGAAGCTTTCCTTCGAGAGGTATGCGAGTTTGAGTTTATGAACATAGAAGAAGCGGGTCTTTCCCATCGTTTCCCTTATGGAAATGCTAAGAGAAACCACAATTTTACGTTATTTCATGGGGGCAAATATACGCTTCCAAGATTTATCGCACAATGGATAGAGTCAAGAAACACACCTATTTGGGATTGGCGTCCTAATGGTGAAGGTGGAATGACTAAAAAATTAATTGGAAATAATTCACGGTTTCAGATGAGACAGGTATACGGAGGATAAAATGGGAATGACTTGGACTAAAGCAGAAATAATGCAAAAAATCAGACAGGTTACTGGACGATTTAGTGAAGATGATATGTCTAACACAGAATTAAGTGACAGACTGAATAAATATTATCTATATACTTTTCCAGCAGAAGTAAAGCTTGAGCAAAAGCATGTCTTTTATGATTTTGCAACAACACCAAATCAAGCTACATACGCAGCACCGGACGAGCTATATACTAACTTCGAGCCACCAGCAACTGTTAACAACTTATCGATGCTATGGTACCAAGATTCAGCTATTTTCGAACAAGAAAATCCCCTTCAGTATACGTTTTCAAATCCTTGGACGGGAGACGGAGCTACAGTAACGTTTACAACAACGATAACTGGATTTCCAATATACCCGTCAACTTTAACAATTTCGGATAATACTGAAACATTTGAAGACATAACCACAACTTACACTACAGCAGACATAACGATTACAGGTTCAGCGACAGGAACAGCGACTATCAATTATAGTACAGGGGTAATATCGGTAACGTTCAATGCTGCGCCAACAGACGGTCAGTTGATTTACTTAAATTATATTCTTTTCAATACTGGGAGACCCGAAGCGATATTATATTTTGAAAATAAATTCCAACTTTTTCCAGTGCCAGATCAGTTATATATTATAAAAATGAGATCTTATCAAATTGTTACGGCGCTAGAAAATTCAACAGATACGCCAGACTTAAACGAATGGGGGCCTTGCATTGCATACGGAACAGCTAGGGATATATTTACAGATTTTGGAGAGAACGAAGCATATTCAGAAACGACAACGCTTTATAAGGAGCAGGTCAACTATATTTTAACACGAACAGAGCAAGACTTACTAAATGTAAGAGCTCTTCCAAACTTTTAAGGAGTAAATAATGGTCTGGGACAAAACTAAGCCACAGGGATCAACAAAGATAAGAAATTTGGGAGACGTAATAACTCCTAACTGGGACGCTATAGAATCAGCAGATGATACTTTTATGCCACGTGCTGTAAATTTTGCAGATAGAGATGAGGTTGGTGGCATTCCTTCAGACCCTACTGTTTTATCAGATGCTGTAAAACTATATTCTAAACAAAATACAGCAGGGAAGCCGCAATTATATGCGATAGATCCTGATTCTGTAAAAACACAGCTTACTGGATTTACTGTTACAAATACTGGTACTAACTATGGCGTTAAGTTGCCTTGGGGTGTAACAATGAATTGGGGGAAATATACTCTTACAGCTGGAACAGCAGAAACAGGTCTGCTTACTTTTAAAGTTCCATTTACTACTCAGCAATCTATAACTTTCACACAAGCAGGCGGAACAGCCTCAACTTTAGGTGCAACTGCTTTTACTGCTACTCAATTTAAAATAAAAAGGAGCAGTTCAGCCGGAGCATTAACCGTTTATTATTTTGCAATTGGGGTTTAAATGAGCACCTCTTCAACAAATATATCATCTTTTAAAACTGGGTTGGACTCTGATATGGAGCCTTGGATTGCTCCTGCTGACTCTTTTAGCTCGCTAGACAACATCCATATTAAACATGGTTATTTGCAAAAAAGAGAGGGCTTTTCTGAATTTGGAACATTAGTTGATGTTACAATTTCAATATCTAATATATCTCAAGCAGCAACAGGTGTTGTAACTACTACTGCCGCCCATGGTTATGTTAGTGGTGATGTAGTATATTTTTCAGATGTACTCGGAATGACTGAAGTAAATGGAGTCAATTATACTATAACAGTTACTGCGCCAACTACATTTTCAATAGGAGTTGCTACTACTACATACACAGCCTATACAACAGGCGGAACAATAACTAATATTAGTGAAGATCGAGTAATGGGAATAACTCGTTATGTCGAAGCTGGTGGTGGCAAAACAACAATAGCATTTAATACAAGACGAGCATATAGGTTTGATACAGCAGCAACGCCACAAGTATTTCTAAGACTTGATGCAGCAAATATAGCTAGCGGAGGAGAATATGATTATTTTTTATCAGCGAATTGGCAATCTGGTTCGGGCACAAATAGAATGTATTTTACTAATGGAAAACAGGGGACACCTGCTGGTGCTGCTACAGTTGATGGCCTTAGGTATTATGATGGGACTGACGACAATCTTAACACAAAAGAGTTCAATCCTGTTTTAAGCCCTGCTGCTCCGATCAAACAACGTATATTAGATGGTGCAAAACTTATATTCTCAATTGGTCAGCGTCTTGTTGTTTTAAATACATATGAATATGATGAGTC